TTCTGCTACTTGGGAGCGCACAACAGGGATTGGTCGTCGTAAACGACTAATGGAGATATCAACTCCACCGTACCAATCGGCCCCGCAAGACTCTCGAAACTTTCCAGTTACGAAAGACTTGCGGTCGTTGACTTTGAACGCAAAACGTTCTAACAACGACGTTGTGCTTAAAGCAGCGCTTACGGGGACAATAATATCGTCCCCGAACACGCTGACAGAGCCAATAAGCTTGCGAATTTCGCTTGCACTTATTGGTAAATGGGAATATCCGCGCTTGCGTCCTCCCTCTAGGCATGATGCTATGGCAATTGCCAAAAACACCATGCTTTCGATAGGAAAGCATAAGGCGGAACCCATAGACGCGTACTTGGAAAGACGAATCGTCTTACCTTGTACGTCAGCTTTACGGGACCTTGTCGCGTCCAATGCGTCTAAGACGACTGGATAGCGATCAAACAAGGCCCTTACGAGCTGATTTGATAGTCGATCACTCGCATCACTCAAATCGAGTGTTGCAAGACTCCCATCAAGGGAGCCCTTGTATGCGAGCAACCGGTTCTGATCCTGATACCTCAAATTGAGGAACTCAGTCACAGAACCGTACGACGTCCGAGTTTGAAAGGACCCGGTCAGTGCTTTCATGACGGCCTGTTGCATAAACATCAAAGATGTTGGCTCCATGGCTATCACACGGCACTTATCAATCGTCTTGGGAACGAAGGTTACCCTGACGGGGACTTCGTTCCCGGGGCTGAGCAGGTCCGGCTCATCACAATCGAGATCGTGATGAACGTTCACCCGTGTAAATTCCTGATAAGGGAACATACGGTTGAGCCGCTTAGTCCAGGCGAAATCGTACCACTTGGCATTGCCAATGGTACGACTTTCGGTAAATCCTGGACCGTGGCGCGGAATGACGTTGCCAGAACTGAGTTTCTCAGTTAGGGCATTGAGCGCGTCGTGGAAAAGGAAATCAAACACCCTTTTGAGGTTAATGAAATCCACCTCGTCCTCCGAAAAGGACGAGTCCCACTCGCGCAACTCCTGCTCCGTAGAGAGATACCTACTTGCACCAGCATCCACCATGGCTTGCGTCATGGGGAACTCGCATTTGCTCCACATCAGAGTGATCTGACGAACAGCATAAATTGAGAGCTGGCAGGCATCCTCTCGGACAGTCCCATCCTTCGTAAAGATTCGGGAAGTGAAACCCGACAGAAATGTCGGGAGACACTGGCCCTTCCTGGTATGAAAACCCAGGAAGAGCTTGTCCCGCTTCGGATTTCCGACAAGAGCTTGTTCAAAGTCCTTGCCGAATTTCGCGAGCGTTACGCCTAGAAAAGCGTAACCTTCTTTACGAAATCGTGATATCATATAATCGATATCACGCTCTGCTGTCAC